GCAGAACTTCCTCAACTACTTCAACTCGGTTCCGGCGGGCACGTTCTCCAAGGCGTACATGGACTTCTACGCCCGGGAGTTCGCCGCGCGGAACCCGGCGGACCTGAACGGGCCGATCGCCGCGTGCGACGCGCAGGGCATCCCGTTCGGCATCGCCGAATGGGGGTGCAACCCGCAGATCGACGGCATCCAGACGTCGATCGACTTCATGAACTACGTCGCGTCCGCGCCCACGTCGGTGATGCAGACGAGGAAGACGGCCGGGTCGCTGATCTCGGACCTGATCTGGTACAACGGCCCGGGGCCGGGGAACGCGCTGGCGCTGCCGATCACCGACCCGCCGCAGGCCGGGTGCACCCTGCCGGGGCAGTCGAAAGACTTCCGCATCCCGTACTACCAGCAGGCGTTCGACGCGCTGAACTCGACGGTCACCACCACCACGGTCACCATCGCGGCCACGCTCACCGTGCTCGCCACCCCGTCGGCTGCGGCCGCCGTGGGGGGCGTCACCCAGGTCACGTTCGCCGCCACGCTGGAGGCCGGCGCGAGCATCACGGCCACGCTGTCCGGCGGGACACCGGTGGTGGTGCCCGCCGCGCCGCCTGGTGTCCCCTCGGCGGGGTTGCCGCAGATCATCACCCAGCTCGGCGTCCTCCCGGCGCAGCCGGTGGCGGCGCTCGGCACGTTCATCCTCAACGACACCACGTTCGGCATCCTCAACCAGGACATCCTCGGCCAGGCCACCAACTGGGCGGACATCTCGACCGACGTGCGGTCGTTCACCATCACCCGCACGTCCACCCGGCAGAACGCCCCGGTGATCACCTACGACGCCGGCACCGACGTGATCGTCCTGGCGAACGCGGCCGGTGCCTACGACCCGAACAACCTCGCCGGCCCGTTCACCGCCGCCGGTCAGACGCAGATACGGCCGATGGTCCCGGTGCGGCAGATCGCCGCGTGGAACAACGTCCAGTACCCCCTGTACTCCGGGTTCGCCGACTCGTGGATCACCCCCGACACCAACTTCGGCCCCCAGTATTCCGAGACGACCCTGTCCGCCACCGACGCGTTCAAGGTCCTCACCGGGTTCCAGCTCGGCGCCACCGCCGCCAGCCTGAACGCGGGCAACCAGCTCCCGGCCGGCGGCGGGGAGGACACCGGGGCGCGGGTCACCCGGCTGCTGAACCTCGCCGGGTGGGACAGCGGCAACCGGCTGATCGACACCGGCAACACCACGCAGCAGGGCACCTCCCTGGCCGGCCCGGACGCGCTCACCGAGATGCAATTGTCGATCGACACCGAACTCGGCGAACTGTACGTCAACGGCGAGGGCAGCGTCGTGTTCCGCCGCCGGCACGGCGTCATGGAAGACCCCCGCTCCACGGTCCCGCAGGCGATCTTCGGCGACCAGCCCGGCCCCGCGCAGCAGCTGAACATCAACACCGGGTTCGAGACCGACACCGCCGGGTGGGCCGCGGTGAACGGCGCGTCGATCACCAAGTCCGGGTCGCAGGCGTTCGCCGGGTCGTTCTGCTGCCTGGTCATCGCCGGTGCCGGCGCGAACCCGGGGATGATCACCAGCCCTAACGCGCCGGTTTCCGCCGCCGCGTACGTGACGTTCAGCGCGTGGCTGATCGCCGCTACCGGCGTCCCCGCGCAAATGTCCCTGACCCTCCAGTTCTACGGCAAGCACGGCGGCCACCTGGCCGCCCAGGACGTCACCACCACCCTGCAGACGCAGGCGTTCTGGGCGCAGGCAGTCGTCAGCGCGTCCGCGCCGGCCGCCGCCGTGTCCGTCGCCGGGCTGATCACCATCACCGGCGCCAACCCGGCCACGCAGGGCGTGGACGAGGCGTACCTGCTCGTCGCCCCGGAGCTGCCCTACTCGAACCTGGGCCGCGCCGACGACGACACCCAGCTGTGCAACGACTGCCAGATCACCGCCGCCGGGTCGGCGAACCTGCAGGAGGCGCAGGACGCCAACTCGATCGCCACGTTCCTGTACCCGCGGTCGTACGCCCGCACCGACCTGCTGCTCGGGTCCGACCTGGAGGCGCTGGAAACCGCCCAGTTCCTGGTCTACATATCCAAGGGCGCGGAGAACAGGTTCGACACGCTCACCCTGTCGCCGATGCGCGACCCGGCCGACCTGTTCCCCCAGGCGCTCGGCCGGGAGATCGGCGACATGGTCGCCGTCATCCGGCGCCCCCCGGGGGTGGCGCCGATCACCAAGCAGCTGATCATCCGCGGCATCACCCACACCGTGGACATCTCCTCGAATTCGTGGCAGACGCAGTGGATGCTGCAGGACGCCGCCCGGTACGCGTTCTTCAACCTCAACGATCCCACCGCCGGGCAGCTGGATAACAACCCGCTGGCGTACTAGGAGGCCCCATGACGTTCCCGGCCGGCATCGAGGTGACCGCCGCCGTGCACGTGCAGCGCGGCACCGCGGCGGCGTGCGCGTGCGGCGGCACGCTGGAAAAGCTGCCGGAGCTTGAGGCGTGGCAGTGCCGTGACTGCGGGAAGGCGTACGGGTGACCGCCGGCCTGGCCGCCACGACGCTGGCGAACAAGTGGCTGGACATGCTCGCCGGGACGGCGTTCACCGCCCCCGTCGGCAGTTTCGTGGTCGCCCACACCGGCGACCCCGGCGCCGCCGGCACCGCCAACACGATCGCGTCACTCACCCGGCAGTCGGTCACCTGGTCCGCGGCGTCCGGCGGGTCCAAGTCCGCGTCGAACTCACCGACCTGGTCGTCGTGGTCGTTCGCGTCGCCGGTGACGATCACCCACCTGTCGTTCTGGGACGCGGTCACCTCCGGCAACTTCCTGTTCTCCTGCCCGGTCGCCTCCGCGCAGGTCGTCGTCACCGGCAACAACGTGGTCCTGTCCCCGATCACGATCCTGTTCGCGCCGATCGCCGCCTAGAAGGAGTCCCCCATGGCCGTCCCCGTCTGGGCAATCGGGCAGGTGCTCAGCGCTGCCGACGTCAATAACTGGTTCGTGCCCATCGTCGCCGTCAAGCCGGCGGACACCGGGCGGGCCACCACCACCGCCATGACCGCCGACCCGGACCTGCTCCTCCCCGTCGCCGCGAACGCCACCTACGACATCTCCGGGTGCCTGTTCTACACCGGCCCCAACACCGCATCCGACCTCAAGTTCACCTACACCCTCCCCGCCAGCGCGTCCGGGCAGTATTTCCCCTGCCACCAGAACATCTCCGGGATCTTCACCGGGTCATTCGCCCAGCAGTGGACCGACACGGTCACCGCCAACACCACCGGCACCAGCACCGCGAACCTGATGGTCGTGTTCGTCAAAGGCATCCTGCTCACCTCCGGCACCGCCGGGAACATCACCCTGTCCTGGGCGCAGAACACCTCTAACGGCACCACCACCATGCGGGCGAACTCGTTCCTGTCCGCCCAGCGGATGGGATAGGAGGCACCATGGCCGTAGTCATCGGGCACGACTGCATACATGCGAACGTAAGCCATCTCCCGCGGGGGCAGTCTGCCGGGTACACCACCGGCACCCCGGACATCAAGTGGACCCCGGCCGACTGGGCCGCCCACCCCAAGGGGGTGCGGATCTGCCAGGACGCCGGTTCCGACCACACGGCCGACGTCCTCGACGTCGAACGGGGCGCCGCCACCAACGCGGACGCGGGCCGGTGGGCACCCGCGGCGATCGCCGCATTCGGCGCCGGGAGCCGCCCCGGGCAGCGCCGCCCCGCCGTCTACACCAGCGCGTCCAACGTCACCCCCCTCGTCAACGCGCTCATCGCCGCCGGGGTCAAGGCCGGGATCGGGCTGTGGGTGGCGGACTGGAACCTGTCCGACCCGCAGGCCACCGCGGACGTGGAGAACGCCGCCGGGCCGTTCCCCATCGTCGGCGTCCAGTTCCACTCCGGGCAGTTCTACGACACCAACATCTTCTCCGCCGGGTGGCTGGCCGCCGTGTCGGTGAACCAGGCCGCCTCCCATGCGCACCTGACCGTGGCGGGGGACACCCTCGGCGGCCTCGCCGCCATGCGCGGCATGGACATCTGGCCGTGGCTGGACCTGCAGCGCAAGCTGTCGGACCCGAACGCGGAGCACCTGGTGCGGCACGCCGCGGCGGAACCGGGCAGCACCTGGCGGAGCGTCAGGCCGTGACCGGGCCCGTCGTCCACGGGGCGCTCCTGGCACCCGGGGACCTGCTCATCTGCGACGGCTCGGCCGCCACGTCGAAGCTGATCGAGGTCGGCGCGGTCCTCGACGGGCAGCCCGCCGCGTCCCACGTGGCGATCTACCACCACACGGACAGCAACGGGACCGCGTGGGCCGTCGAGGGACGCCCCGGCGGCGTCGGGTGGCGCGACGCGCACGACTACGACGCCGACCCCAGGACCGTCACCAACGCCGCCCAGCCCAAGACCGGAGGGCAGCGCGCCGAGGTGTGCCTGTACGCCGTCAAGCTCCTCGGCGTCGGGTACGACTGGGTCGGCGGCATCGCCGAAGACGCCGCCCTCGCCCTGCACGTGCCGCAGTTGTGGAAACCGGACCCGGTCACCGGGCAGGTCCCCGGCCACGTGGTCTGCTCCTCCCTCGCCGCGTGGGTGTACGCCCGCGCCGGGCTGGCGTCCCCGAAACCCGGCGACTGGGAGCACACCACCCCGGGCGACTGGGCCATGTTCACGGAACAGCACGGATGGGAGCACGGAGCATGAAATGGAGGCGCCCGTGAAGCGTGCGATCGACAGCGCGGCGCACTTCCTGTACTGCCCCGGCATGCTCGGCCGCCGGCTCGCCATAGCCCGCTGGTATCACCGCGTCCACTTGATCCCCGGCTGGCTGCTGAAGCTTGTATGTGATCGCTTCGAGCACTCGGTGTGGGCTGAGTTTGACACACCGGAAGACGAGACTGACGCCATGATGGCGGACGCTACAGAGGCCTTCTACGAGGAAGACGAGCCGGTAGAGAAGGTCATCGCGGCATTCAATACGGGCGAGAAGGGCGTCACCGCGAAACCGGTCGGCTGGAAGTGCCAGCACCTGACCATGACGGCCACACTGCCGGGCATTCTTCCCAGCCCCCCCATCGTGTCCTGGTGCGATTGCGAGATGCAGCCGGTCTACGCCACCACAGGAGGCCGTTCATGAAGATTCCCGCGCAGTA